TGCAGTTCTTAAGTCTCCAAGAGCCGCCGGTATCTCAGGTATAAGTCTACCCAAGTTTATCTTTAAACATATCTGTAGGTTTGGAAGTTTAATACCATTACCAGCTAGTAGACTACAAATAATCTCTCTAACTGTTAAATCTGTTGTTGTGGCTGTTACACTACCCTGATCATTAACTGTTATACTTGTTGGTACACTAACTGTTCTGTTTAGGTATTCATTGGCATTAGCAACACCACCTGCAAAATCAACCACATTAACCTCCTATATACACATTGCCACTGCCACTTGTTGCCGCAGGATTGCAATGAGGAGGTATTGGGCAGAAGGAATCTGGGTTTGCATCGTTACCCATTATTACTGTTAATTTACCACCAATAAAGACATTGGGATTAGCGGCAACTAGGCCTCCTCCCCCATGACTATTGGGATTGCCGTCTATGGCAGTCAAGAGATTATTAGTATATACGTTGGGATTAGCCGCATTTGTGCTGGCGCCACAACTTCTACTGTCTGTATCTCTATGAACTGCTGCCATTAATTAACTACCGCCAACCCTGATGTACTCTGTGTATATGTACTGGCGGCATCCTTTTCCGTCTTTACTATACATATAATACTATTTAGCTTGATTTTGAACTTAGCGTCCTGTCCAACAGTAAACATAAAGGGAGCAAGTCCCATTGTAGAGTCTTTGCCTGCTACTAACATTAGAGGCTTTCTAATCTCTACTAGTGCATCTGTTTCTGCTTTTAGTGTGGCTACCATTTCTTCGCCACTTGATAATTTGATGCTGACAATATCGCCAACTTTGTATGGTGCTTCTATTAACATTATGTTCCGTATCCTGTTCCGTTAAAATTACTGTTTTCCATGTATGCAACTAAGTCGTCATAGCCACCAATAACTCTACCACTAATAATAATCTGTGGTACTGTTTTGGCGTTTGGTGCTACTTCTAATAGTTGTTCTCTTGTGACGTCTACGCCAATTTTCTTTTCCACGAATGGTATCTGCATACGTTCAAGTAGGCGTTTAGTTCTGATACAATAGGCGCAATTCTCTTTACTATAAACTTCAATGTTTTGAGACATTGTAGGCTCCTGTTATAAACTTAATCCTGCAAAAGTTTCAGTATCAACATCCTGCTTTACACCTCCAATAACGTAGCTGGAGATCTCTGTTTCCTGTGGTGCGACCTGTACTTCTGCTCCTGATATCCACTTCTGTGTCCAGGGTAGTGGGTTCGCTTGTGTAGTTGTATAAGGACATTTAAGTCCTAGTGCAGTCATTCTCTTACAAGCAATCCATTCAATATAGTTACTTAATAATTGTGCATTAAGCCCAATCATACTACCATCTTTAAACAGATAATCAGCCCATTCTTTTTCTTGCTCTACTGCATCTACGAACATTTGCTGAACTTCATCAGCACATTCAATGGCAATCTTTGCAAAATCTGGATCCTCTTTTGTGAGGACTTTACTTATTAAGTATTGTGTTGAACCTAGATGTACGTTCTCATCACGGGCAATAAACTTAATAATCTTAGCATTGCCTTCCATCTTCTTAAGTTCAGCAAACGCCCAACTACATGCAAACGATACATAGAAGCGAATACCTTCCAGTACATTAACACTATTAATACATAACCAAATCTTTTTCTTTAGTTCGTACAGATCAATATCTATAGTCTTGCCGTTTACTTTATGCTTGCCTTCTCCTAGCAATCTATAATACATACTCATTTCAATTAGTCCATCATAGTACTTGGAAATGTCTCCAGCACAATCAACAATCTCTTGTGAATCCATTAACTCATCAAAGATTTTACTTGGGTCACTAAAGATATTACGGATAATATGTGTGTAACTTCTACTGTGAATTGTCTCTGAAAATGTCCAAGTAATGATCCAATTTTCTAGTTCAGGCAAAGAAACAATTGGACTGAATGCCTCGTTTGGTGCTCTCCCTTGTACACTATCAAGTAGGATCTGTCTTTTTAGATTACTTGTAAAGATATGTTGCTCATGTTCAGTAAGATCCTTAAAGTCTTTGGAATCTTTACTTACATCTACTTCTTCAGGTCTCCAAAAGAAACCCAGTTGTTTATCAGTTAGTTTATCAAACTGCTTATACTTCATTGTGTCGTAACGTTGCATGCCTAGAGCTTCGTCTAGAAATGCATTAGCTTCTGTGTGATTTTTCTTATTGTCTATGTTTAAAACAGTCATCTTATTCCTTGTCCCCTATATCGTACATGCTTCGCAATCTTCGTCATCTTCTATTCCTTGTGCTAACGGTTCATCTTTAAATTCTATCTCGCCCTGTCCATCATAGGTATTGAAATAGTATAATTGTTTGCCACCATATTTGTAGAACATTACAAGGTGTTGTAATAGTACACTCATAGGTATCTTTTCGTCTGGATAGTGTTCAGGGTTGTAACTTGTGTTTACACTAATACCCTGATCAATATATTTTTGTAATACTGCCATAATCTTTAAGTAACCAACAGGTGACTTCTGATCCCATAGCAAGTCGTATTTATTTTTAAGGCGTGGATATCCAGGAACAACTTGTTTAAGTATTCCATCTTTACTCTGCTTTACACTCACAAACGCTCTAGGAGGTTCAACACCGTTAGTACTGTTACTGATTTGTGCAGATGTTTCGCTAGGCATTAGTGCCATTAGAGTACTATTACGAATACCTGTAGCCTTTAACTGTTCACGTAAACCTGCCCAGTCTTGTCTTTCTACATGTGGTACTAGTTCATCCACTTCTTTCTTATATGTTTGGTTAGGTGTAATTCCTAATCCATACTTTGTTTCCATGTTACCACTGATGCTACCTTTTTCTACTGCCAAGTCTGCACTTGCTTTAATTAAGTAATAACTCCATGCCTCTGACCATTCATCCACTAGTTCTAAATTTGGATCCTGATAGTTGGTATCGTTCTTTGCTAACCAATAAGCAAAGTTAATAATCCCAATACCTAATGGACGTCTTTTCATTGTACTTAATTCTGCCGCTAGTACTGGATACTTCTGATAATCTAAAAGAGCATCAAGTCCACGAACTGCTAGAGCCGCCGGCTTTTCAAAGTCTGCTGGAGTTCTAATGTTACCCCAATTAATAGCACTTAGAGTACATAGGCTAATCTCGCCTTCTTCATCCATAATATGTTTTAGTGGCTTAGTAGGTAAATTAATCTCACAACATAGATTGGACTGGTGAATAGGTGCTACTGCTTCATCAAATGCACTATGGGTATTTGCATGATCCACATTCATTAAGTAAATGCGTCCTGTGTTCTTACGTTCTTCCATAAACATACCAAACAAAGCACCTGCTGTAATTGTCTTTTTACGGATTTTTGTATTACGTTCTGCTATCTCATATAGACGCTTGAATTCATCCTGATCATTAAAAAATGCATCGTTAAGTCCTGGTACATCACTAGGAGAAAACAGAGTTATGTCTTTATTTGTTAGCAGTCTTTCATACATAAGTTTATTAAACTGTACGCCATAATCCATGTGTCTTACACGATTGTCTTCTGTACCCTTGTTGTTCTTTAGTACTAGTAAGTCTTCCACTTCCAAATGCCAGATAGGATAGTATAGAGTTGCCGCTCCACCACGTACGCCGCCTTGGCTACATGACTTAACACTTGATTGGAATAGTTTATAGAAAGGAATGACGCCAGTATGACTAGCATCACCACGTCTAATAGGACTACCAATAGCACGAATCTTTCCAGCACCAATACCAATGCCTGCCTTTTGTGAGACATACTTAACAATAGCACTTGATGTTGCATTAATACTGTCTAGACTATCATCTGTTTCTATTAGAACGCAAGAAGAAAACTGTCTTTGCGGAGTGCGAACACCTGCCATAACTGGCGTGGGCAAACTAATATCAAAGTTACTAATCGCATCATAGTAATCTTTAACCCACTTCATACGCTCTTCTTTAGGATAGTTACCAAACAGAACTAGGGAAATCATCATATATGTAACTTGTGGTGTTTCATAAATATCACCAGTAACACGATTCTGTGCAAGATACTTGCCTCTGAATTGTTCCATACCTACATAAGCAATGTTTTCATCTCTGTCATGCTTGATATATGAATCAGCTAAATTAAGTTCTTCTTGTGTATATGAGTTTGTTATCTCTGAATCATAGTATCCAAGATCAATGTTCTTTGCAATAATGTCTTTTAAGTGCCAGGGTGTAAAACTATCATATACATTCTTACGAAGATGATAGTTAATTAGTCTACCTGCTACCCATTGGTATCCAGGAGTCTCTTCGCTAATTAAATCAGCGGCCGCTTTAATTAATGTTTCTTGAATGTCTGTTGACTTAATACCATCGTAAAATTGTAAATGACTTTTCATTTCTACTTCACTAGCACTAACACCTGTTATCCCTTCACATGCATAAAATACTACAGTATGCATCTTTTCTAAATCTAATTTTTCCTTAGAGCCATCTCGCTTGAGTACGCCAATTTCTTTTGTCATGTTAATTTACCTATTATGTTTTCTAACGTCTTCTATTTAACACCAGATGGATGAAGTTTACTTGTGCTTTATTAAATCTTCTACATTCCATGACTGTACTATTTCGCTATTATCTAGAACCTTAGTTGCGTCTTCTATTATACCATAAGTATAGTTTAATATATACGTTTTGTCAACCAAAACAATCAATCCTAAAAAATGATCTGTTCTATCTTGTAGTAAACACAGTTCAGTCTGCTTCTCTAATAACTGCATAGAGTAAGCCATACCTAATGCAATGGCATTTTCATCAAACTCGCCCTTGTGAATCAGTTCCCAAGGATCAGGCCAATCATTTGAATTATAGATATCTATTATCCTTGTACCCAATGGTGCCATTTTCCACCAGGAGATTACAGATTCTAATTGTTGTTCAGTACCTAAGGTACTGATTTGTTTCCTAAACGACCTCCACTCACGTAGTCGGTCATCTGGAGACGACATCCAGATATTCTTTGTCATTTTAGTTTATACTGATTTCCAGTTCTTAGTTACATAACTAAATGTTGCTGCGGTTGTATCTGTTGCTGTGTATTGTAATGTCCACACGGCCGGAGAACCCGACCAAGCACCAGAGAATGTATGATCAAGTAGAGTAGTTGTACTAGAAGTATGTTCGTCATTAATTGTAACGTTACCGGAAACTCCGGCTATACCAATTCTAATTATACCTTTTCTAACATGAGTCGTATGCTTTAATGTATATTCAATGTTTACACTATCATAACGTGTTGGATCAATAGTAATACCAGCACTAGTTGCCGATGCTTGATTAGTCAACGTACTGCTTAGTGGAACATCTAATCCAACATCAGGACTTAATGTATATACTTCTGTGTTGTATGATAATACAACGGCACTAGCATTTGCTGGAGCAGGTGTAATTCTAACTGTTGTGCCATCACCTAATTTAGTAATTGCGGCTGGATTAATTGCTGTACCATCTTCTGTAACTGCATAAGCTACTAATGGGTCAAAGTCTATACCAAAATCAAAATCGGTTGTTGTTCCATCGCCTGTTCGTGTAATTGTTTCGTTACCAATGAATAGTCGCTGGGCATCAGTTGCGTATCCCATTTCACCACTATCTAAGATAGGAAGATCAGCGAGTACGCCTTTCCTCAGTTGAATTTTTGCTATAGTATCTGCCATTTGTTCATTCTCCGTATAATGTATTTAGCATCAAATACCATAGAACTGTTGTAAACGTTGAGCCCATTTTAGTTCCCATGTCTTAAATTCTTCAGCATTTGCTTCAAATAATTGCCACTGGCAATCACCACTACACATAAAAATTGCTATGTTCTCTATATTAGTCTCAAACATTTCATTATGTGCATTGGCATAAGCGGCGCCCTGGAGGAAGTAATCATCAATCCATTCACGCTTCTTAGGCTTGTTAGTTTGTTTAAAGTCCATAATAGTAGGCTTACCTTTGTACATACCAACTAGGTCAGTAGTACCAGCATATAGTTCTTTTGCTACTAAATTTACTTCTGTACCCCAGATCTCCTGTACATCGCTTTCAATATTATCAACGACAACCTGTGCCATTGCCTTTGCTTGCTGATGTACAACGTTGTTGCCAGGGTTATACGTTTCGTATTCACCTAATGCCCAATGTTCTAATATATTGTGCATAACTGTTCCGCGATTCGCGGCAGTTGTTGTGATGCGTTGGGCTTCATCTTTGCCAACACGTTTCTTCCAATTCGCTAAAGCAGCTCGCTTTTCAGCAGGCTGTGTAGCACTTAATATTGTTGTTACACTTGGTACAGGATCTCCATAAGGATTCATATATAGACGTTTACCATCTACTTCTGTACGTTTTAACTCTTTATAATCGTAGGGGGATTTTATTTTTACCATACTCTCATAGTATAGCCTTTAGTTGTTCTTGTCAAGATTTATTTTGAAATTACCAGTAAAGATTCCACTGATATGTATTTTGTGAGGTTGTATTAGTTGTACGTTCAATCTTGAAACCCATGTTCTTAAAGTGAGCTATAACTTGATCCATTTGTTGGCTTTCGCCTCTGTTTGTTCTTGTACCCTGCCAAGTTTGAAAGTAATTTACACTTGTTGGTGTAGTAATATTTGCAGTACCTGCCGTTAATCCAAGAGCTGTATTTGCCGTTCCTGCACCAATAACATAAGTCCATACTAAACTAGGTTGCCCAGTAAATGTTAGTACTAGGTTGTTTGACGAGTTTTTACTTGCTACAACACCAGTTACTGCCGCATCATTAATATCAGCAATAATGGCATTTAAACTAGTACCTGTTGTTCCAAGTACAACAGTAGTTGTACCAAGTATAATTGAATCACTAACAGCAATAGTAGGGTTTGCTACTGTACCTGTTACCACTTCAGTAGGTGAGGATTCTGTCATTGTTGTTTTATCATCCACGTAGGCAACAAACGCACCTGTGGCACTTGCCGTTATTACTGCTAACATGATGGCCGAAACCTCATTATAGATTGTAATGTCTTCACGACTTTTTGATCTTGCCTGTGATGCGTTTAATCCTACACTCATTTTTTCATACCTTTATCAACTTGTTTCTTAGCAAGTTTCTTAACTTGGTTCTTCTGTACTCCTGGATCCGGTAGATCAGTTGCATTATGGCTCTGATCACTATCAGTATTGAAAAAAGCAACACCGTCTTTGATGTTCCTTACAATTGCGAGACTACCTAATAAATCAAAAAGGGCATTTTCATCTAAATCAATTCCCTGATGGGATAATTCATCTGAAAGTGTTTCAAGAGGAATACTATCTAATCCTTCACCAGCCATAGCTGTTAAGAGATCAAGTACTGCATCTTTACTTGTTGCATTTTCCCTGATAAGATCCGCTAGTCGCATATTATTTTACTTTACCTAAACCACGTCCTGCTTTTTTATCTGGTGTAAAAGTATGAAATTTTGGTTTTTTCTTGCCTGTATTACCTGGAGCATCCTTGTATTCTTTTAAACTTTCAAAGGCTTTCTTTAGTACGTCTTTGTTTACTTTGCCTTCTACTTGTGCTTCTTTAACCATTTTCAATGCTTTTAAATATGCATCTTCTTTCATTTCACGACCAGTATCATCTACCATTGCATCAGCAGCATCGGCACCACCAAATTCATCTTCCGGTGGAACGTCCATGTCTGGCATTGGCTCTTCTGCTGGTGCTTCTGGATCCATACCCATGTCCATAGCCATATCGTCTGCTGGTGCTTGGCCTTGTGCAACCATAAGAGCATTGTTAACACCATCATTTGCTGATTTAACTGCTTCTAGAGCTCCACCAATTGCCGCCTCAGCCGCCGCATTAAAGGCTTCTGCTTCTGCAAGTCCGATTTCTTCCTTCATTGCATTAGTAATTGACATTAGGTCTTCAACTTGCATACTTGCTAAGTTCTCAGCCATTTTTTGTAGATCATCAGCTACTTGCTTTGCCGCTAGTAGTACTTCTGCTTGGTCTAAATCTGCTGATTCTTTAATTTTAATTTTCTTATCTGTTCTAGCTGGTGCTACTTCAGTAACTACTAGCTTCAATCCCTCTGCAATTAGCATAAGTTTTTGGAAGTTTTTATTAGATGCATCTACACCATTGCTACGCAGTTCCTCAAGTCTTGATTCAGTAACTTTTGCTACCTTTTCAATCTTCTCAAGTGGCATTTCAAAGTTGAAATCAATATTGAAAACCTCTGATAGCGTACGGTGAAGTTTTGCAAACTTTTTTTCTTGTAAATCGTTTAAAATCATGGTATACCTCGCTTTTATTGTATATAATGTATTTATGCTTTTGTGAATTTAATTGCAGATTAGATTAAGGACTTAATCTGTTTTTTAATACCACTAGCCTTACTCATCGCCGCACTTTGTTTTGCGGAATAAACATCTTTCTTATAGGATTCTTTAATCATCTTACTGCGATATTTGTGAGTTGCCGCCTCAGTTAGGTAACTATTATATCTACAATCTAATTCTATAATCTTTTTAATCTTACTTGTATTTTCCGTAACTAAAGATTTAAGAATTGACATTGCTGTTTCGAATAAACTAATATCTCTATAAAGAATATTGCCGTCAGCATCACTAATATCGTAAAATGTTTTCTGAAAGTTTTCAACTAAATGGCGTTTTTCCATTATAACGTTGTATCCTCCCATTGTGATATTACTATTTCTATTAGCAATCCCTACTGCTGTAATTTGATCTGTATTTCTATCTTCGTTAATTGTTTGTGCTACATTGGTTGTAGCATCTTCCAATTTTTTGAGGATATTAAACATCTCTTGACTGTTGGGATTTGCTGTAACGTGTGCCGCTACAGCTGAAGCTGATTCAGATAGTTTGGCAGGTTGGCCGCTCTCAGCGTCCTGCAATTTTTGTAAGATGGCTTTCATCTCTTGTGATTCTTGTGACATTATAAACTTCCTTTGGTTTTACTAAAATATGTTTTACCTTCACGACGTTCTCGCATTGCTACGCCTTTACTTACAAGGTCCTGTGCAACGGCTTGATTTCTTTCACTTAGGTCTGTTTTGCATACTTCTTCAGTCATGCTTTCCAGTACCTGATTTTCTAAATTACTAATTATAATACTGATGCCACCTGGGCACTCAACCATTTTCATTTATTTTACTCCTGCTAAGGATTTAAGTCTTTCTATTTCTGCGTCTTGATTCTGTAATCGTTGTGAATTGCTTTGAATATTTGCATTGTTATCTTGACGTTCCATATCATCAGGATCTGCAACACCAGCCCCGCCTTGTCCGCCACCGGTTCCTGTAGGTTGTACATTACCACCCGCTACCGATCTCGCTTTGCCTGTTGAATCTCTTGCCTGATCTGTATTCATATTGTTTGCTCTACGATTTGCTATGTTATTTTTCTTCTGTGCATTTTGGTTACTACTGTTTGACGTTTGTCCAGTTGCGCCAGTTCCATAACCTGCTTCTTCAACACGCACAACTTCGCCACAACTGGTACATCTGCCTTCAGCATCACCATCGCCGTCGCTTATTGGAGCATCACAACACATACTTAATTCTTCTTCTATTTCTTTCAATTGATTCTTCTTAATTACGTCCACTAGTCTTTTTTCTAAATCATGTAAATGTTTTTTATTCTGTTCGTCTGCTGTATCGCCATCTAATTCATTCTTTTCTACATCGGCGAGTAGAGCACTTATTAAATCTTCACTGTGTGGATATTTGGCTTGTAGTCTCTTAATAGCATATTGTGTTTTGGGATCGAATCCTGTTAAACTATCATCGTCAGCTGCTGATTCATTAGTTGGACTCATATCTATGTTATTAGTAAACATTTCATCATTCTCTGATTTAATTGCATCTACTAGGTTTAGTGTGTCACGGTAGCTCATGTTCTTAAGTTGTTTACCAACTTCTTCTACATTCAATTCAACTCCGAACTTAACATTAGCATATTCAATTACTGTATCAATAATACTGTTGCCTTTTACATCCATTACTTTATCACCTTTTTTAAATATAGATACAATCCGTAACATACAAATAGATATACTGTTGCTACACCTACGTCTACAATGTGTTCTCGCATATGATATATAAATTCTATACCTGCTTGGACATCACCTTCTGTTACTTTTTGTTCCATTATCTTCTCGCTTTATTAAGTTGCCTTACTATCTTACTAGCAGGATTAATACGCTTTGTTCTTTGTGCTTTCTTATTCATTCTAGCACCCTTACTAGCTTTTGTCTTCTTAAGAGTAAATCTCTTTTTTAAATCTATAGGAGCACTACATTGAGACGGATTACTTACAACTCTGCCTTTACGTTTACCTACTGTACAACGAAACTTCTTAACGACTTTATTACCACGTTTCGCAAAGACAAGTTTAGTCTCGCTAATCACAGTATTGTAAGCCTCATTCAAAAACATTTTATCCACCCAATCCCGGAAGGTTCAACAATAACAGTACTACTGTTGATAGCAATCCTGCAATAACTGTGGCCGCCGCACCGATAATAAGTTTATTACCACTGCTTCTATCCAATGCTTGTTTCTCAGTTATTTTAGTCATTGCCGCTTCTAGGCGATCAAATCTTTTATCTAGGTTATCTAACTTTTCTTCTACCACGCGGTATCTCTCTGCACATAAATCTACATGGGCCTCGAGATTTTCACGCTCTAGTCTTGACTGTTGCATTGCCATAGTTTTTATTCCGCAATCTAGTCTCTTAAAGAGCTGATTTTCAAATTAAGTACTTCTTGTACGTTATATGTATTTATAAGAAAGTACTTGAAGTAAAGTATAAATTTTTACTTTCTGCATTTACAGTTTCAAAGTAATCAATTATATTGTGTGTTTCGTCTAAACCATTGTTAACAGGCACACTATTACAGTCGGTGGTTGCCCAATATACAGGATCTTCTTCACGTTGCCATACTGCATCATGTTCACTAGCAAACTTTAGTTGCCAGACTGTGCCTGTACCTGTATAATTAGTACCAAAGTCGTAATCAGCTAGATCTTGTGATGTCAACTTAGTAACACTTGACAATACTAGCTGTGTTCTCATACTTAGAACTTGTATTAGGGTGTTTGTGTTTTGTGATTGTCGGTAAGTTTTGCTGTTACCTTTGGGATTGCTGTCACCAGCATCAGTTATGTCTACTATAGTATATGCAATTAAAAAATTAATATCGCCTGACAATACTTCTCCAGGACGTCTAGTTCCGTGAACCTGTTGTGTCATGTTAGCCTTTAGTCAATTTGCTCAATGCATAGCCGGCTGCAAACAGTCCTGCACCCCTTGCCACTCTTTGTGCAATAGATTTCTTTTCATCGTTATTTAATTCTAGATTAGCATCTTTTGAATACTTGGCAAACAATGGCATTAGATCACTTCGTCTAGCATCCATTCTGTAGTATCTCATAAGTTGTGATCCAACTAATTGTCTTTGTTGTGTTCCTAAATTATCCCAATTTTGTACTAGACGTCTGGCCGCTTTTAGCTTTGGGTCTTGTATTTTTAGATCTCTCTCAAGTTTAAAGAAGAACTGTTGGGCATCTGAGTTAGAAGCAGTACCAGTTCTAATTTTATCTAGGAATCTTTTAATTCTTGGTGTGTCTACATTGACCTTATTCATTAGTAGTTGGCTCTTATCGCCTGGCATTAATTCTGGACGTTGTAAACTGAAGATAGATTGGTACAAATCAGTACCACCCGGACTTGGATTATTAAAATTACCCAATGCACGAGTTCTTTTTGCATACTCTTTGGCTACAGGAGCATAGTCATAGTCTTGACTCATAGTATACAAGCTCATTAGGCTTACAAACGTATGATCACTAATACTTCTAGCACCTTCTCCAGCTATCTGTGATTTGCCACGGAACATACGAGCTTCACCAAGTGATTGAATAAAGGTTAGCTCTGTCTCAGGTAAACTGTGTCCGCCTTCCATTAGGCTCCATTCCATTGGTGTATACTTCTTTTGCATTAACGAGTCCTCGCCATATTTGCCTGTGAGAAGTTTTTACGATTAACTAACTTAACATCGCCACCCACTACATAACCTTCACCACCGGCTCTGCCATCAGTTGTTGCTGTAATGTCTGCTGGTTGTTGATCTAGTTGATCAATAATATCATTCTTTACTTTCATAATATCACTAATAATTTTGAATACTGCTAGGAAGGCTTTCTCATGTTGTTGTATGTATTCCAACAATCTGCCCTTCTTCTTATCACTAAT